CAGGGCGAAGTAAATGTCGCGTTTGTCTTGCAGCCACGTCTCCACTCGGGGCTGCATCTCGTTGATGTTTTCCACGAAGACGTGCGTCTTTCGTGGAGACGACAGCTCTGCTGCGCAGTAGTACCCGTAACCCGGGGACGGCAGGACAGCCGCTAGAAAGTCAAGCGGTTCCATGACACTCCCGAGATGTCAGAGGATGTCGTCTATGCGGTGTTGAAGCACTTCAACGTCGTGCTCCAGTTCTTCTACGCGGTCGACTTTTTCTTCAAGGTGCTGAATGAGCGCATCGACCCAGTGCTTGGGTAGCCCTGTGTTGTTGTAGAGATGTGCGTACTTCAGCAGTTCTTCCGTCGTCAAGCTTGTAGGTTGAATTCCTGACACACTGTTCTCCATGCTTCGTCGGCAGTTTTCGCCGTCTTCAGAATGTTGATGAGTTTCTCCACGGCAGGTCGGTACGGCGTGAGCACGTCGTTGCCGTTCATCCAGTTGTAAACCGTCTGACGGCTGGCGCCTGTTGCTTTGGAGATGCGGGACACGGAGAAGTCGAGTTCGACGGCGAGGCGCCCCAGGTGATTACCCAGAGACGCCGTCTTGATCTTCTTGACCGCGTAGATGGTGTTGGTTGAGTACGGCATAGCGCTGAGGGTGGGGCGAACCCCACCCCGTGTCGATTACTCTTCGTCGTCCCACTCGGCAGCAAGCTGCGCGAGCTTGCTACTGGCCGGAGCCGGGGCAACCGGCGTCTCGGTCTTGCGCACAGTGGGCGCCACGTCCTCGTCCTCCTCCGCCTTGGCAGCTTCAGCCTTGCGGGCTTCGACAACCGCCTTGGGCGGACGGCCACGACGCGGAGCAGGAGGCGGCGCTTCTTCCTCTTCCTCAACGACCGCAGGCGCGGGAGGGGGCGATGCTACTCGGGTAGGCGGCTTGCCCGCAAGCTCCATCGGAGCCGGAGCGACCTTGTCAGTCTGCGCGACCGTCATGGTGACGGCGCGCTTGGCGTCGTCGCTCTTGCCCTGCTCGACAGCCGAGGCGTACTCGTCCTCGGACAACCAGCGCATCGGCTTGAAGTGCAGCTTCGGGGATTCGGACTTGGTGTCGAACTTCATCCGCGTGACCAGCATCTCAGGGCTCACGCCTTGCGCAGCCAGATACCGAGCGTAGGCTTGCAGCGGGCGGTTCTCACCTTCTTCACGCCCGAAGATCGACGTGGCCGGAAGCTGAAGCTGCATGACGTCGCCGTCAATGTCGTTGGCAAGCACAACGGCCAGACGCTGGCTGTAGCGGCACGCACGGCTGTCGCCCGAACCGGAACCCTTGATGTTCTGCGGGCACTCCACACAGCGCGAGGCTTGCGGGTTGGCTGCCGAGGCGTCGGGCTTCTCACCGTCAGCGCTCCAGCAATCCGGGCCAGCGGGAGAGTCCGGGTCGTAGCTCTTCATGTAGAACGTGCGCCCGATCTTGGCCGCAGCGTTGACCACCACGACATCGAGATAGCGCTCATCAATCGCAGCGACCTGCTTGCCGTCGACCATCAGGCGGAACACGCCGCCCTTGATCGAGATGCGTTTGCCGCCGCCAGCACCGCCACCGCCCGCCAGGGCCTTGGCAAGATCAGACAACTCGCCCTTGCGCAGGAATGCAGGGACGTTCGAACCAGAAAAAAGTGCGACTTCACTCATGTTGATTTCCTTCACTTCGTTGAGGGTTTGCGGACGCTCACATCGAACTCGCGGTCCGAGTTGAGGCCGGGGGGATGCAGGCCAGGGTTCTCCTCAAGGAACACGGCCATGTTGGACTGATGGATGCGGCGTTCCAGAAGGTCCACCGCTTCCTGCTCAACCACGAACTTCTTGAAGCTGTCCCAGTCCTGGGTGTAGTACCGGGTCTTCTCGGACAAGACGACGGTGCCGAAGTCAGTGCGAACTGACCGAGACCCCTGCGCCAACATCAGATCCTTGATGGCGTTCTTGACCTCTTGCTGCTGGGCTTTGACCGCCTCCAGCTTGGCGTCGTACTCCGCTTCGATCTCCTTGATCTTGTTGCGCATCTTCATGTAGATGCGCGTCAGGCGATCCAACGGCACGTCAACTTCTTCCATGTAGCTTCTCCTTTCTTGTCAAGAGTTGGACATTCTAGTGCGTGTCAAGACTTTGGCAACCCCCTTTCTTCAATTTCAGAGCGGAACATGTCGACCAGCAGGCGGTTGTCGTCAACCTTGCTGGCGAGCGCGGCGAACATGCGCTTCTCCACGGGCGAGCCCTGGATGTGGATGACGGTGACCTTGTCCGAGTCCTGCCCCTTGCGGTCGGCCCGGGCGCAGCACTGCACGTACTGCTCGACGCTCATCAGCGGGCCGTAGAAGATCACCGTGTCAGCGGCAGTGAGCGTGATGCCGTGCGCTGCGGCCTGCGGCTGCATGACCAGCACCCGGGGCTGGGGCAGGGTCTGGAAGCGCTTGATGATGTCGCCTCGCTTGGTGGCCGTCACGCCCCCGTGGATCTGCTCCACAGCCACGCCGTGCTTGGTGAGGAACTCGCTGATCGTCTGGATGGCGGCGCGGAACAACGCGAAGATGATGACCTTGCGATCCGTCTGCTCCAGTGCTTCCAGCAGCACGTTCAAACGCGGCGTGGCGTCGAACTCCACCGTCTCCTTGTTGTCGGAGTAGGCGATGCCTGCCGATATTTGCAGGAGCTTGTTGAGCGCTGCGGCTGCATTGACTGCCGTGATCGTCTCGCCTGACGCCTGCGCCACCATCTGCGTCTTCAGCAGGTTGTAGTACTTGGCCTGCTGCGGGGTCAGCGGCACCTCTCGCGTCATCGTCACGACAGGCGGCAGGTCCAGGCACTGCTCCTTGGTATACCGGATCGCAGGCTGCAAGGCGCTGTGCACACGCTCAGCAGCGTCGGGCTTGGGCGCCCACTTGAACATCGTGATCTTGTTCATCACGGTGTCGCGCCACGAGGTGTAGAAGCTCGGCACGCCCTTCGGGTTGACCAGCTTGGCAAGGCCGTACGCATCCAGCGGTGACTGCGAAGCAGGCGTGCCGGTCATCATCCACAGGTAGGTCTCGGGCTTGAGCACCGACTGCAACGCCTTCCAGCGCTTGGTCTGCGGGTTCTTGTACGCGTTCGCCTCGTCCACGATGATGAGGTCGAAGCGCCCGTCGTTCTTGACCTCCTGCGCGATGAGGTTCAGCCCTTCGTAATTCGTGATGACGAACTCGTAGTTCTCTTGCAGCAACTCAACGCGGCGCGATGCTTGGACATGGTGGGCGACGACGGCGCTCCTGTGAATGACGGAGTTGCCGATGTCCTGCATCCAGGCGCTGTGCATGATCGACAGCGGGCACAAGATCAGGCAGCGTCGAACCTCTCCGCGCTTCATCAGGTAGTCGGCAGCCCACAGCGCACTGAGCGTCTTGCCTGTCCCGGGCTCCGACAGCACGAACGCCCGCCTGTGCAGCGTGAGGAAGGACGCGGTCTCCTTCTGGTGCCGCATGGGTGTGTAACGCCCAGGCCAGTCGTAGCGCCCGTAGATGGGCGACGGGACACCTCGGACGCCCATGTTCTTGAGCACCCGGGCCTCGTCAAGGCCCCACCAGACAGCGACCTGATAGCCACCCGGAATGGGCAGCGCTTTTTGTTTGGGGATGAGGCTGTACTTGTGTGGGTTGCGCGTCTTGAAGACGAGCAGTTTGTTGTCAATGATCTCCATGCGGTCCCCTCACTTCACTGAGTGATCTGCGTTGCGTTTGTAGGTACGATTCTTGCTTGCAGGAACAACGGCCAGATTTCCCGGCGTGGTCTTGCCGCCCTTGCTGAGCGGCTTCTTGTGGTGGACGTCCATGCCGTCCCCCTTCGTCACCCGGCCATCGCGCTCCATCATGCGACGCGCTTTGTTGCTCTGGGCACGGGCCTTCTTGGCCTTCTCCGTCTGGGCGTACGGCGGATAGGTGTCGCGATCAGACATGTCTTTGTAGGGCATGGTTACCTCCTAGTGGTCAGGGTTCAGGGGACAGCTACGCACAGGGCACCACCGGCACAGCGGGCTCTGCGTTGGGTTCCACACGTCGTTGTCGTGCGAGGCCTCCAGCTTGCCGACACGCTCTCTGTACGCCCACCACGCCGCGTCTGCTTCTTCCCGGTCCATGCGGTGCTTGAACATGCTGCCCTTGACGAGGAAGACGAGCGCGGAGGACACCGCCTTGATGTGCGGGAAGTGGGCGAAGATCATCAGCGACATGAGCGTCAGCTGATCGCGGTCAGGGTAGCGGTCGCTGCCGGTTTTCCAGTCGACACAGCGCGCAGTGAAGTTGTCGTCGTTGATGATGAGCAGGTCGGCGATGCCCCGCACCCAGCGGTTATCGTCTTTGAAGTCGCACGGGCGCAGGTCCCGTGTCAGGCCCATCTCGTGCTCGAAGAGCTTGCGTCCGGGCTTCGCCAGGATGGCGTCCACCGTGGGCTGGAACAGCGCAAAGCGCTCGTCCATAGGCGTCCCGTCACGTCCGTACAGCTCGATGGCCTTGTGGACCTCCTTGCCGTACAGGGTATGCACGGTGTCCTTTTGAGGAAACCGCTTGAGCACTTTGGTTTCGTGATACCGCCGCGCGCAGCCTTCGAAATCTTTCAGGCCGCTGTGCGACCACGTGACGGGTTTGCTCATCAGAACTTGGCCGAGTTGATTGCTTTGGTGAGCAGGCTGGCGAACTCGCTGACGAACTGCTCGTCATTGCGCAGCCGGATCCGGCCCATCTCGTGCAGGATTGCGTGAGTCAGCTCGTGCCAGAAGGAGTC